CTTAACAAGTTATTTTATGTTAATATTTTGAAATATTATAATACATATTTAAAAAATAAAGAAATATATAGTTTACCATTTATAAGTCCAAGAATAAGACCGACAATGGATATGGGAATCGTACATATTAATCATATTTATAATATGTCTGATTATCTAAATAAAATTAAAAAAGTACAACCATATAATATAAATGATACAATACAATTAAAACGCCAACTTATATGCGACGAAAATACTATACTTGGGTTGCCCCCTCAAGTACCGAATGAATCAACTAAATTCAATTATATAAATGAAGTTAATACAATTCCAACGGTATTTATAATAAATAATAAAAATGAATTAATTGAAAAAGTAATAACATTAAATGATAAATTATTAAATGAAGTTTATTTTGTAGATCTTGATATTTATAAATATCAACGTAATTTCCGTGGACCAAGCGTAGATTTAATTATGGAGTTATAAATAAATTATTTATAACATAATCGGCATTTGAAATGTTAAAAGGTGTAAAAGATAATTTTAGAAATATGTTTGTAAAAGCTTTAAAAAAAGGCGCCCCCTTAAACAAATTAGGATTTCTAGATAAGGATATACAAGACAAAATTTTGAATAGTTTATATTAGTGGTTTTGCATCTTTAAAAAATCAAAGATGTAAAATAAAATAAAAAAATGATATTAAATTTTATTTAAATTATAATATACAAAAGAATGGAAACAATGAATAAAACTGAATTATTAAATAAATGCAAAGAACTAGGTATAAAAAAATATGCTTCCAAAAATAAATCTCAATTAATAGAATTAATTAATGACAAAATGCAAGCGAATAATATTAAAAGTGATAATATTCAAAGTGATAATATTGTAACAAATACAAACAAAAATGACAACACAATTAATTTGCTAGATATTTTGAATAAACTGTTGAAAAAATATAGTCTTAAAACTTTATCCGACATACTGAACTTGGCCTCAGGAACAATTACACGATGGATCGAACTAAATGATATTCCGAAAAACTATGAATTTGACTTATTAAAATTATCAGACATTAAAATTATATACTCCAATTATTCTTCAAAACAAAAAGACCAATTCTTTACACCTGAAGATACAGCCAAATATTGTTTCCAACTATTTTGTAAAGAAATAGAAAAATTTAATGAGGATTGTAATGACTTCACATATATTGAGCCATCTGCAGGAGATGGAGGATTCCTTAAAGCACTACCAGCTGACAAAACTATATCCATGGATATTGAACCGAAAAATGCAAGTGTTATGGAACAAGATTATTTGGACTGGAAACCAAGCACCCCTGGCAAATATGTCGTCTTTGGTAATCCACCTTTTGGATTAAGAGGACATATGGCATTAAAATTTATTAACCACTCTTATGAATTTGCAGAGTATGTTTGTTTTATATTACCTCAATTATTCGAAAGTGATGGCAAAGGTGTGCCTAGAAAAAGAGTAAAAGGATTTAACTTAATTTATTCAACAAAATTAGATACAAATTTTTATGAACCAAATGGTAATGAAATAAAGATAAATACTATATTTCAAATTTGGTCGAAAAATCATAGCAATGATAGTTATGACATTAAAGAATATACAAATGATACTATGAAAATATTTTCAATGTCAGACGGTGGGACAATTTCGACAACAAGAAACAAAGACATGATAGGTAAATGTGATATATATATACCATCTACTTGTTTTGGTAAGGAAAATATGAAATGTTATAATAATTTCGAAGATTTGCCAGGAAAAAAAGGATATGGCATTGTATTTTACCAAAATAAAAAAGAAAATATAGACAAAATGACAAATATACATTGGTCTGATATTGCTTTCTTATCTACAAATTCGGCTTATAATTTACGAAGTTCTCAAATATATTCTTTATTCAATGGTTGAGTTGATGTATTCACTAATTTCATTTATGTTTGTTGTTTGAGTAATCTTAATAGTATATCCATTTTTTATGTTTGTTTCATTTATATTTACACTGGTATCCAACTTGAATGCTCCCTTTCCCTTTCTCCATGTTACGGATTTAGACGGAAAATATGGAGCGCATTTGCTCCCATTTTTGTAATTTTCTTCAATAAAATTTTTAAATATCGTCAAATATATACAATTAGGTGATATGTCTATAAACAACATATAATCCGCATTCCAAGGCATTTCCCCCAGTTCATGCTGGAAACTAGGAGAACCACATCCCTGGTGTGCGGTCTTAATTTCGACACTTTTTCCTTTAATAATCCCATCGCCAGCACCTCCGCCGATTTTTTTAGTTTTGGTGCCGTCCACATTTACGGATATGTTTGCCATTTCACAGATATTTTGTATAAATTGCTCTCCAACATTACCAGCGTTATTGGATTGCAACTTTACTAAATCCTTATATGGGCTATCCTTCCAGATGTCCTGGGATTCTTCCTTGTCCTTCTGAGCTTTAATTAGTCCGATTAATAAGTTATGGGGTTCTTGCGTCATTTTCTTATAAGTGTCTTTTAAATAGTAATTGAAAAAAGTAATCAATTTTTTTTTATTACACATATTTTTTGTTACACTATATACTGTAAAATACATTTTTTATAAATTTATAAAAATGTATTTATTACTTTTATGTAGCATATAATAAGCCAGCATTTCCACCGACGAATACTACCATATTGTATCTCTCTTCCATTACATATAAGTCATAATTATAATCATAAACACGCCAGGTTGGTTTATTAACACCTACAATTTGACCGCTATTAGGATCGCAAATAGTGAGAACTTGTGCGTATGGATCAAATGGAGGATATATAGTGCTAAATTCAAGCTGTATATTTGAAAACCTACTCATATTCATTGCTCCGGATGGTTGTGAAGAATATGGAGACGTATCTAAACAGAAATTATAACAGTATAATCCAGGTGGTGCATTTCCAGCAGTTCTAGTATATTTTTCAACAAAATTATATACACCTACTGGAAGAAGATTCTCTCTATATTGTCCGTCTAAAAGTATGCCTAATGTTTCAAGAATAATAGGAATATTTTGTGGATTATAAACTCCTGATACGAAAAGACCTGATAACTGACCGTTGGGTTCAACACCTGGACCTATTGTAGGTGAAATACCAGATGGATCTGGATTTGGATAATCACCATTAACTGGTGCAGGTGTAACATCTTGAGGCATATAATTATAAGGCCAATTTGTATAATTAGACCATTGATTTCTTAAATTAGCATCACTTCTTTGGAAATAAAACATCCAACTAGTAACGAGACCCATTGAGTCTAAATCGACTTTGCTTTGTCCTGTAATGTTGTAAAAAGATTTTTCATATACTTGTTTGAATAAATATTTTTGTTCGTTCTTTGCAAATAATTTTGATTCATCATTAGAGAGAAAACCATAAGTGCAGTTCAAATTTATATCAGCATTCCATAATGTTCTTGTATCAGTAAAAGAATTAATTCCTAATTCTTCATCAGGTGGTGACTGCAAAAATCTATAAAATTGCATATAATATTGATTAAAATTAGGTGCTACTGTAGGATAATTATTCGGATAATCTATTACATCGCGTATCGTAAACCATTCTTGTATAGGTCTAAAAGTTACATATATTTGAAGTTCATTATATTGTAGAGATACTAAAGGAAAAGCATTTTGTGTTTTTAGGTTAAACCATGCACCTAAAGGAATATATAGTGTTCTTCCCATGATAGATGGCTGAGCTCCAGCAGGACTAGAGGTATAGTATGCATTCGGATATGCATTTACACGAGTGCCAAAATTTCCTGGATCATTTAACTCGGGAACATTTCCGATCATTTCATTAAATAAATCTCTCTTTGTGCCACTAAAATCTCTTTGGACGGATGCCAAAATATATTTTCCGGAGTATTCTTGTAATTTTTGATTACCACATGTAATAGTAATTCTACTTATTATTTGAGCTCCTAAATTTTCAATCCATTTAAATTCATATGGAGCCCAATTGGTGTATGTAACAGTTCCATCTGGATTGGTAATTGCTTGTGGAGGGAAAATTGGAGACCATATATTAGGCATTTTAATGCTAATATAACAATCCATAAGCAAATCAGCGTAACGCTTAACCTTAAATTGAAAAGTAGATTCAGTCGTCAAATTAAGTGTCGTGCTACCTTCATAGTCGAGTCTAAAATTTTGCTTACCAAAATTCGTATATTTTTTATATGTACCTTTCCAAAATGTTTTTTCAGGATTACCATTTAAAATAACATTTGCTTGGCCTTGACTTACTAATTGCATTAATCCGCCTGCCATATCTAATATATATACTATTACACTTTTTAATTCTTTATTCTCTAAAATTAAAAAAATAATATATTATATTAGATATTATTATGTCAACATACAATGGAAATTATTTAAGCAACGTAAATATAACAGATAAAATAGGTAGTAGTTATGCTAGTTATGCGATCACTATTTTAACAATATTAATTTTAATATTTTTAGTAGGCTATTTGATTTATTTAAGCAGATTACAAAGTGCTGAATGTACTTATATGAATAATTTATATCCTAGCATAGATGGTAATTTAAAACCAATTAGTTCTGCTGATCCTGATTGCTCTGGTAATTTATATGACTATTATATAAAAACCGCTTATAATGCTTGTTCGGGTGGTGCATATAAAAACGACTATGTAAATATATGTAATTTAAAAGCGGTGATTAAACAAGGTGCGCGTTGTTTAGATTTTGAAGTTTATTCACTGAATAACCAACCAATTGTTGCAACTAGCACTACTAATAATTTTTATGTAAAAGAAACATTTAATTATGTATCGTTTGCTGATGTAATGAGTACAATAACAAATTATGCCTTTGCTGGAGGAACTTGTCCTAATCCCACTGACCCACTTATTATACACTTAAGAGTGATGAGTAATAATTTAAATGTATATGAAAATATGGCTAAAATATTTAGTTCTTATGATTCTGTGATGCTTGGAAGCCAATATAGTTTTGAAAATAATGGGAAAAATTTAGGCGCTGTGCCTCTTCTTTCATTTCAAAATAAAATTATACTTATTGTAGACAAGACGAATACTACTTTTATAGAATCTCAAAACTTTTTGGAATATGTAAATCTAACAAGCAATTCTGTTTTTATGCGTGCTTGCAGTTATTATGACGTCCAAAATAATCCAGACATAAATGAATTAATAGAATTCAATAAGCGTGGCATGACAATAGTATTCCCAAATACAGGCGCTAATCCTGCAAATCCAAGTAGTGCAGTATGTAGAGCATCTGGATGCCAAATGGTCGCAATGCGTTATCAATATAATGATAGTAACTTGTCAGAAAATAATACTTTTTTCGATAGTTACAGTTATGCTTTTGCATTGAAGCCAGCCAATTTACGATTTGTGCCAGTAACGATACCAAATCCTACCCCGCAAAACCCAGACTACTCTTATGAAACAAGAACAGTAAGCACAAATTATTATAGTTTTAATTTTTAAAAAGCCAAATAATCTAAAAAAACCAGCAATCTAAATCTATTTCAGGCAATAAATATTTATGTTTGATTTTGTCTGCTATTATCTTATTCAATATATTTTTTCTAATCTTATAAACATTGTCAATTTCATCTATAACATTTTTTATCGTTTTGAGTGGAGACCAGTTTGTTTTGCAAGCAAAAGAGCAACAGTTGAAACATTCAATTCCAGTCATTTTTTTTACCATATCTCTCTCTAAATCGCTGTTTATTCTTAAAAATTCATAATATTTATATCCGTTTACATAAATCTCTGGAGCTGTAAAGGGATATGAAAATGTATTCATTATAA